TAAGAAATGCATTTTCTTCATTACAATCAAGTTTTTCAACGTTACAGAGCGCTCTTTCAGTATTGAGAAATGATTTGAATTCTCTTTCAAATGCCTTCTTGCAAATGCAACAAGGCAGAAGTAAAATGTTAAAATCACAAGAACTGGAACTTAGTAAAGAAGAAGATACATTACAAAAAGAACAATTCTTAGGAACTCAACCAAAACAACAAACTCGTCAATTACAAGATCAGAAGAGACAACAAGAACAGAGAGAAAATAAAGCTTTATCTGCCCTCAAGGGTTTAATTGGTGGTGGGCTTCTTGCTGGAGCAGGAGCAGGATTATTTCCTAGTCCAGAGTTACCAACAGGGCAAGTTTTTGAAGACGTAACTGCAGATACGCCAGAAGAAAGATCATTACTGAAAACCATTCGTGCAGCTGAAGGAACTGGTGGTAAAGGTGGTTATGGTAAGATATTTGGTGGTGCCGTAGTACCAGAACTTGAACAAGGAAAACTTACGATTGAAGAAGCTGCCAGAATGTCAGAAACTGGTAAACTCCCAGATAGACTTGGCGGCCGTGCAGTTCCATATGGAACTTATAAAGGTAGAGTGAGTGGTGCAACTGGTGCATATCAGTTTATGCCTGGTACTTTAAGAGGCGCAGCTGCAAGTGCAGGTATTTCATTGGATACACCACTGACACCTGCGATTCAAGATAAACTTGGATTATCGAATATTCGTAGAACTGGAGTTGATCCCACAAAATCAGCAACTCGTGAGACGTTAAATCAACTTCAAGGTCAATGGACTGGTTTGGGTAGAAGTCAAGGTGGAATGGGTATTGATTACAACACTCAAAGATACAACACCATCTTAAAACAAGAAAAAGAAAAACAGATTCAGATTGACAAAGCGACACAAACTTTGATGAATCTGGATAAACTTACGAAACCACAACAAATTCCTGGAACTCAACCAGCTATCCCACAAAATCCATCAACTCTACAACCACAAAGTTATATACTTCCAGAACAAAGAAAAGGAATTCCTGAACTTACTAAACCAGTATCTCAAGATATTGCATCAATCACGTTACCACCGATTGATGCAGGTACACAACAAGTTGGTGGGCAAGGTCGAGGCCAAGCTGCAACACAGTCATACACTGTTTCTTCAGCATCCAACTCAATGACTTTTGCTAAGGTTTTAACATCAAACTTTAGTGACAAGATGAACATCGCGGTGGGATAAGATGGCTTCATCAGTTCTTAAAAAAGAGGATTTACCTGTTAATGAAATCACCTCTAATATTAGAAATTTAGCTTCTAATATCAAGTCAAGTAGCATCAAAAATCTACGACAAATATCTCAAACTCTTTCTTTATCAAATCGATTGGATCGAGATGAATTGCAGTTGCAACAAAAACAAAAAAAGATATCTGCTCAAAGTATGTCATCAACGACGGCACAAACTCTTGACAGATATCAAGAAGGATACGTTCAAGGAACTGTTGAAGGAGTACAGACTGGATTTAATCAAGGATTTACCAAAGGAATGGAATATGGTCAGTCAAGTGTATTAGAAGACATTATTAGTTCATTATCTGGCAAATCTCCAGCTTTGATCGCAACCGTCTTGGGTGCTCTTGGATTGGAAATGTTATCAAATTATGTTGAACCAGAAATTACTCCTATGGGGCCAGGTCAACCAATGCAAGGAACATTGGTAACAGGTTATGGAGGAGGAACGCCATTTCACGTTGATACTCGTTTCGCAAGAGATTTACCAGTGGAACAACAAGTGATGATCTTTGACAGTATGGCACAACAACTCAAGGCTGAAGGAAGAGTTGCCGAAATGGGTCAAGCTGGTGGTGTATTAGGGCAAAGATATCCTGTTGACGGAACAATGAAAGAGAAAATTGATTTTCTAAAACGAGCTCAACAGGGGCATCATACTCAAAGAGGTATGGCTGCGATGGATTACTTTATTCCAAAAGAAAGTGAAACACGTTTTGGAAAAAGTGCTGAGTATGCACCAATTCCTGCTCCCACTGTACCTGGTTATAAAGTTCAATATTGGAAAAGTGGGCAGATGGCTGGTTATGATATTATTGATGAAAAAACTGGAAGAGTTGTTGGTAGAACGTTACACGGAGATCCAAAGTTATCAACACTAAAACCAGCGAATCAACAAACATTTCCAACTGCCCCTACAAAAATTATAGAAGAAAGTATTATAGAACCAGCAAAGAAAGATAAAAAAGTTTCTGCATTGATGCAAGATATGGAACCCACAAAAGGAGTTTTGGTTGCATATCAACCAATTCAATCACAAACTGTGGTAAATAATCAAATGCAGAATGGTGGTGGAGGTGCAACTTTTGTAACTGGTGTGCCTACAGATAATCGCATCATAACTCTTGCTAAGAGCATATCCTAATGGAAAATAAATTTAAAATCAAAGAACTTAAACTTGTACCAACAACAGGGTCTTCTCTGAAACAAGAATGGAGTTTGCTTCGTGGTGGCCCTATCATTTCGTATTACGAGAATATTAGAACACCAGCAATCACAATGTCATTGACGTTTGTCGATGCTGATGGTGTGATCAGTAATGAAGGAATTACTGGTGGTGAGTATATTCAAATGGAGATTGATTTTAAAGAATTGGGTATATTTAAGATTGATGCATCACAACACCGAATGATGGTTAATTCAATTGGAAATGTGAATACAAAATCAAGTAGACAAACTGCAACATTAGAAGCTATTTCTGTCGAGAGTATTGTTAATGAAACGGTTCGTGTGTCTAAGAAGTTTGATGCAACAATCGATCAAACTGTAAGAAGGTTATTGGTATCAGAAGAAAAAGGTGTTAAAACATCTAAACGATTGGATAGTGAATCTGTTGCAAACAAGTACAGTTTTGTTGGAAATCAAAAAAGACCAATCGATATTATTCAATGGCTATGCCCCAAAGCAAGTGCATCTGGAACAAGTTTTGGATTTTTATTTTTTGAAACTTTGGATGGATACGTATTCAAATCCATTGATACTCTTTTTAATCAACCAGTATCGCAAACTTATACCAAATCCGAAATTGCTTCGAGTAGTGACTTTCGTATCTTGGATGATCAAGTCAATAAGAACACTGACATTGGATTATCAATGCGAATGGGAATGTATGCAAATAAGACATTGTATATGAATATGAAAGATGCTTCAAGAGAAGTTGTTGATTTTAAAATCACTGAACTTGGATTACAAAATGCACCAAAAGCACCATTGAATTTGGATACAAAACCAACAAGATTGATGTTTAGAATGTTGGATGTGGGTGCATTGCAAAAAGATGCGAAACTTTCCGAAATACAAAAACCACAAGATCTTGCCAAATATCAAAACAGATCTTATGCTCGGAACAATCTGATCTTCTCACAATCACTCAATATTATGGTTCCTTGTAATCCAAATTTGAGAGCAGGTCAGACAGTTGAAATCAAACTTCCTTTACCAACTTCGGATCAAAAAACAAAACGATACGGTGATGGAAAAAAAGATATTAGTGGAAAATATTTAATATCAGAACTCAAACACGAAATAGGAAACAACAAAGCGTATACTCAACTTTCTTTGATACGCAATACATTTACTGCTTAAATATAGTATAGAGGTACAAAAAAATGGAAAACATCGAAGCACACATTAAGAAAGATAAGGAAATTCTTGATGATCCGACACTTTCTCCTCAAATGCGGCGTCACACTGAAGAGGAATTAAAAGAGTTACAAGCTTATCAAGAACGTCACCCAGATAATTCACACGATCCAACACCATTAGAACTTTACTGTGATGCACATCCTGATGCTGCAGAATGTAAAGTATATGATGATTAATTGAAATGCAAGAATTATCGTCTGTAAGAAATTTCTTTGGTAAAGATCAATTAATTTGGTGGATCGGTCAAGTTACTGATCCTTCCAAAGGAAAGTGGAAAACTGCCACAGAAAGACAAAGAACGGAAGATGGTCAAGAGATTTATTCTCATCGTGTTCGAGTTCGTATCATTGGATATCACGATTGTGAAGAAGATTTACCTGATGAAGATCTTCCTCTCGCTCACGTTCTTTTACCACCAAATAGAAGTGTAACCGCTGGTCAAGGAGAGTTATCCAATTATCAAGGTGGTGAAGTTGTCATTGGATTTTTCTTGGATGGAGACGATGCCCAACAACCAGTAGTTTTTGGAACATTATTCAAACAGACATATCAGAAAGATACTCTGAAACAGAATGAGTATTCTTCGAAGAGATCAACGTGTTTTCAGCCTTGGACACCTCCTCAACCAATTCTTGGAAAACATCAAATCGTTGAAGAGAAAGTCAAAGAAGGAAATAGAACTCACTCATCAGATACTACAAAAGATCAGAAAACAGTTGCAAGTAAACAGAAAAGTGTTTCTGAGGACAATGAATTAACTTTACCAAGCCCCTGTGAAGATACAGAGATTGGTAGAATTCAAAAGTTTATGATTGACTTTATTGAAAGGTTGAATGGATATCAAAAGATTCTTGATGTCTACGTTGACCCCATAATGGGTAAAATTGTCAACATCAATGAAGATTTAAAAACGACGGCAGGAAAAATATTTGATACAATGACGAATTTAATTCGTCGTGCTCGTGCTTGGTTAATTCAAGAAATTCATCAAAAGTTATCCAAGTTATTAGGAACAACAACACCAAAACCATTAGAACCTTACACTGGGAAATCCGTACAGACCTTAACTGATTTAATCTTCTGTTTATTTGAAAAGATCATCAAAGATCTTTTCAAGTACATCATTGATAGTTTGACAAATATGATTGGTAAAATCATTGATGTTCCTCAATGTGTGGTCGAGAATTTCTTAGGTGATATGTTAGGTCAATTGTTCAATGTTCTTGACAACACTCTTGGCCCTATTCTTTCACAAATCAACAATGTACTGGGTGGTATCTTAGGAAGTGTGAGTTCAATTATTTCTCAAGCTTTAAAGTATGCCAATCTGTTCTTAAGTATTCTGGGTTGTGATGAATTAAAATGCCCAACTCCAACGAACTGGTCTGCAAGATATGGGCCTGCTCAAGGAGATATTGATAATTTCAACAAGATCTTAGGAAATGCATCATTGAGTTCTCTTGTTTCACCAGGATTGCAAGAAGTAGATGATATGATTCCTTCAAACGCTGGTGCTGGGGTTCCAGATTGTAGTAGTAATGTATTCCGTTGTGGGCCTCCACTCGTTGATTTTGTTGGTGGTGGTGGAGAAAGTGCAACTGGTAGTGCAGTCATCAATGCAATCGGAAACATTATTGGTGTTGCAATTGATAACTCTGGATTTGGATTTACAGATCCTCCACTGATTACATTCTACGATAGATGTAAGAATGGATATGGTGGTGGTGGATATGCCATTATTGGCCCAGTTTCGCCCGTGACTGATGATACTGGAACTGTTGTAGAAGATGATGATGGAAATCCACTGTATGTTCCAGATCCAAATGGTACAGAAACTGGAATCGTAGATGTTGTGATCTTAGACCCTGGTGATAGTTACTTACCAAACACAACAGAAACATCAATCGATGAAAATGGAAATGAGATTGTTAAAGAAGTGATTCCCGATTCAAACACCAACAGTGACGGTGTAAATTCATACATCACGGAAATTGGTAATGTTGTTGTACAAGATACTGGATATGGTTACTCAGATGATACCACAATTTCGATTGTGGATGATACCAGTGGAGCTCAGATTGAAGTTATCGTGTCTGATGGATTTATTGTTGGTGCCAATGTATTGAATGGTGGATCAGGATTTACATCTCTTCCCGAGTTACAAATAAATAGTGACACTGGTGCTGGGGCGAGATTGTTGCCTGTTCTCAGATTTATTAAACTTGAGGAAGCTAAACAATTTGCTGCAACAACTCAAGATGCCATAGTCACAGTTATTGATTGTGTTCAGAGATGACAAAGAAGAATCCCGTTTACGATAAAACTCCACCCCAGGATAAAAAACAATACACGAGAGAGACCACAGCTAGATATTCATTTCAGAGTGGTCAAGGAACAATTCACGGAAGAACTCTTTTTGAAGTCGTCACTCAAGAAGCTCAAGGATTCGGTTTTTATTCTGGAACTGGTCAGGGTGGTGTGAATAATGGGCCTGGCACTGGTCGTGCAGTTCTTGACACGCCAGGAATGTCTTATGAAGTTCTTGGTGCTGGTCTTAAAGCCAAAGGTAACGATAATACTGGTGTCAATCCTGCGAAGTATATTCTTTGCAAACACGGAGATATTATTCTGAATGCAGAAGATGGTGACATAATCTTAATGGGAAAGAATGTAAGAATTTTTGCTCAAGGTGGTGGTGATGATGGTGACTTTACTGTGAATGCAACCAAGGTTGTAAACGTTAAAGGAATGGATGTTCGACTTCAAGCAGAAAAGATTAGTCTCTCTGCAATGAATACGATGAATATTGTGTCGAAAGGTTTTATGGAAATGAACAGTGCATTTGTGAATGTCGCGGCTGCTGGAGATCTTGACTTGACTTCGATTGGTCAATTGATCAAGGGTTTGGGTATTAGCACAAAGTTAAGTATCGGTTAATATGGCAAACTCACCAAAATACGGTTTTGAACATAAGTTGGTTGTAGGAACAACAGACGTATCCTATCTTCCAACAGATGCAACTCCAAACGGAACTTCTGTTCTGAATGGCCCAGTTTTTATTGGTTTGCCTCTTTCTGCTCCAGTTGCCAAAGCGGTTTTAAATGTTGGCCCACCAGCCCCACAAACGATACCAGGAACAAAACCACCACTGGTCACTCCGATCAGTGTTTGGGTGGATGGTCAACATACTCACGTTGGTCTTAAAATTCATAAAGGTGTAAGAACTCAAGAAGGATTAAATGTTGTAAAGGGAGATAGAATCACCAAAGGTAATGTAATTACCAAAGGAAGACATTTGGTAAGTGATCTGGTTAAGTCTGAACAATTCATTGGTGGAAAATTCATTGGTCAGTTTCAAGGAACAATTAATGTTCAATCTTGGAAAGGATTTGACGTTAATCATCCAAACAAAGAAGGGCATCGACTGAGACACATTTGTTTAGAAGGCCCAGAAGCTGGTGTTTATATCCGTGGAAAAACAAAAGATTCAGTAATCAATCTACCAGAATATTGGGTGAATTTTATTGATCCAGAAAGTATCACAGTAACTCTTACTCAGATTGGTTCTTCTCAAGATTTGATTGTCGAAAGAATTGAAGAAGACAAAAGAGTTGTGATCAGATCTGGAAATGGATCTGATATTCATTGTTATTATGTCATTCACGCTTCACGAATCGATGGAGAGCCATTGATTATTGAATACGAGGGAGAAACTCCTGCTGATTATCCTGGATCATCAGATCAGTTCTCTATCGCTGGATGGGACTACAGTCGAGGATCTTGACAATTCATCAAAAATGTTGTACTATATAAAAATGCGCGGCTGTAGTTCAGTGGTAGAACGCTATCCTTCCAAGTTAGATGTCGCCCGTTCAAATCGGGTCAGCCGCTTATAAGAGGAATCATCGATGAGAGACGAAACTCAAAGGATTTTAGTCGAATACGAGAAAACAATTGACAAAAATCTGAATGTCATTGAACAGGGTAAGTTTCTTGTTGATGGTTTAGCAGGTGTCAGTGACACAAGTCGTGTTGGTATTACACAAGATGACTTGATTGCATTAGAACAACAAGGAACTCCTCTAGATCGTTCAATTCAAGATCGAATTAACGATTACAATCCAATGACAGTCAATGTAGACAGTCGTCTTGTTGCAATCGCAAGTTCAATCACCACAATCAAAACTGAAATTTATAACTTAATTGTTCAAGCCATTGGAGCTGGCCCTGGAACTGGATGTGGGCAATCCACTGGTATTTGTACAAACTACACTGGTGGTATTTCAACTTGTTTGGTTGGATATGGTCAATTAAAAAACGATCTATTCCAAGTTCGTGTACAAAATATGAGTAATAGATCTTATGTAGATCTCGATCCCGCTTCGTATTCAACCTCTACATTATCTTCTTCGAATGTTGGTGTAGGATCTTTTAATATTGTAAGTAAAGATGGTGGAACTGCAATCGGATACACCGCGACTATTGTAAACACAGGTGGATGTTCGAGTTATTATACTCAAGTTACAAACAAGTATGCAGAGATCGATACTCTTAGATCTGAAGCGGATACACTGATTTCAACAATCAATGTTGCCAAAAGAGAACGGTCAAGTTTACAATACGAGAGATGGGCGATCTTCTATGGTAACGAACAAGCTGCACAAGAAAACACCAGACTCAGAACCACATCATCCAACATTCAATCATCCACACTTGAACCTTACGTATGAGACCTGAAACACGATATTCAATGGAAATGTTATTTGGTGCTAAGTGGAATATTCCAACTGCCGCTCGTAATTGTGGTCTGACCAATAAAGAGATGAAGATCACATTTAATGAATACTGTCGTTTACACCCACCTACATTTGTGGTAGAATCAAAAGATCAACTCAGTCTGTTTTGAGTTTTGATGGCGGTGTAGCCCAATCGGCAGCAGGCAGTTGACTTAAAATCAATACAGTGCGAGTTCGAATCTCGCCACCGCTATTAGAGGATTATCCTCTAAATACACAAAAGTAGGAAACATCCTATGAAGTACCGAATTGATGCCAGATATGTTTGGTATAATCAAGGAACTCAATTGGTTCTGATGTATTTTATAGAAGGTATTCCATTTACTTTTGACGAACTTCCAGACGAATCAATTTACGATCTGGAACTCATATCAGTAGCGGACAAAGAACGACGTTACGAACCAGATAATTTGTATAAAACATCATTCTATTTGATTGATGAACAATGTCATCCAATGTTGTTCGAACTCGAACTGGAAAATCCAGAAATGTTACCTGCTGATTAATTCGCCCTATAAGCATTAAATTGATGCGCGACCTTTGTAACGTCGAGAACTCGGGGAGGTACCGGGATGGGGCTTAACTAAATAATGATACCTGGATGTCTGCAAACTTCAGGAAGAGGGTGAAAATCCCTCTTTTATCATATAAATACCTATGCAGACATCTAGAGTAGAACTATGCCTAACTGGACGGAAGAAGGTTTCCAGCGTATTAATGATGTTGCAAATACTGTAGAATTTTTGTTGAATGAAAAGTGATTATCACATTGACAGAATCAATAAGTCCGAAACCGCAGAATTACTTCTGCGGTTTCATTATTTGAAAGATCTGTCAAAAGGTTTCAAAGTAGGATATAATTACGGTCTATACAAGAATAATGATTTCTGTTTTATGAACATTGGTGGTGCTTGTGGAGTTTGTATCTTCACTGGATTACCTGTTCCAGAAATCGCAAAAGGTGCATTTGGATTAGAAAGAAATGAACAACAAGGGCTCTTCGAACTCTCAAGACTTTGCATTCACCCTGATACGCAGTCACGCGAATATAACATCACTTCTTGGTTTGTGTCACGAGCGATTAGACAACTTCGGAAAGATACTGAAGTTAAAGCAATCATTTCTTATGCTGATTCAGATTACCATACTGGTACAATTTATCGGGCTTGCAACTTTAAATATGCAGGTCTCACAGATCCTAAAAAAGACTTCTACTTTGCAGACGGAACTAAACACTCTCGTGGAAGAGTCAAAGGTGCGGAAGGGGAGTGGAAAGACAGAAGTCGTAAACACAGATATGTGATGGTGTTTGATAAAAGTTTGAAGCTGTTATGGGATAAATAACTAAAAAAAGACTATAATGGCACTTACTAAAATCACTGGTGACGTTATTGCAACAAACACTAGCATTACCGCAGTTGGCGCTACGTTTACTGGTAATGTTTCGATCGCTGGGACAATTAGCTACGAAGATGTCACCAACGTAGACTCGGTTGGTCTGATTACTGCAAGAAGTGGAATTAATATTACTAGTGGTGGATTGATTGTTACTGGAGTAAGCACGGTTTCTGCAGGTAGTACTAGTGCTCCATCAATCAGCCCAAGTGGAGATACGAACACCGGCATCTTCTTCCCATCGGCTGATACGATCGCTTTTGGAGAAGGTGGTTCGGAAGTATTAAGGATTGATTCATCTGGTCGTCTCTTAGTTGGCACATCTACAGCGCGTAGTAATTTCTTTGGCACAACTCTTAGTTCTTTAACTCAAACAGAAGGAACAGGTGGTTCTACTGCACGGGGTGCTTTAAGCGTAATTAATAATGATGTAAGCAATAACCCTGCTTACGTTCTTCTTGGAAGATCAGGTGCAGCAACACTTGGTTCAAATGCTGCGGTTGTCAGTGGAAGCCGCCTTGGAACTTTAACTTTTCACGGTGCAGATGGTACTAGTTTTATCGAAGCGGCAACTGTTGCCGGTGAAGTAGATGGGACGCCTGGCACCAGTGACATGCCGGGCAGGCTTGTTTTTTCTACGACCTCAGATAATGCTGGCTCGCCCACCGAGCGGATGCGCCTGGACTCCAGTGGCGGATTCCAGTTTAAGGGCGCAGGTACTGCAGGTGTCACCCAAGCCGTCAGCTTCAACGGCAGCGCACCTGTTAATAGCCTCGTTATTGACTCGTCGGGGCGGGTAGGTCTGGGGACTAGTAGCCCTGGGGCATTGTTGCATTTATCAGCAACTGCAGGCAACCAAGAACTTCGGCTGAGTGATACTACTAACACCGCGATGGGACGAATGTATGTCGCTAACGGTACTTACCTTATTTCAGAAACCGCTCATCCGATTGTTTTCCAGACTAATGCCACCAATCGCATGACGATTGATTCAAGTGGCAATGTCAACATTGATAGCAATACACTCTACGTTGATGCCACCAATAACAGAGTAGGGATTGGCGCTACGACGGTTGGCGATTTACTTCACCTCAGGGCTGCGACTACACCCCATCTGCGTATTGACCACACTACAACCAGTTCGTTTGGAGCGGTTCAATTTTATGAAGATACAACCCAGCAGGCATCCATTGGCGCACTGGGTTCTACCAGCAGTGGAACAGGCGGTGGCAATGCACTGCAGATTTGGAATTTCCTAAACGCGCCAACTGTATTTGCTACAAACAATCAAGAACGCGCCCGCATCGACAGCTCGGGACGCTTGTTAGTTGGCACGTCTTCTAGCCGTGCCATTTATGGCATTTCATCCGCAATCCAAATAGAAGGTACTGGTTTTGACACAAGTTCCTTAAGTCTAATCTGCAACAACAATGGTTCTCAAAGTGCATACCTTGCGCTGGGAAGAACAAGAGGCACGTCTGTTGGTAGCACAACAACGATTGCAAACGGTGACATTCTTGGTGCTGTTTCATTTACGGGTGCACATAACTCTGGGCTTACAGGCGCCTCTGCTTCTATTACTGGGTACGTAGACGGCACCCCCGGCGCTAACGACATCCCAGGCCGCCTAGAGTTCTCCACTACCGCCGATGGAGCGAGCAGCCCGACGGAGCGGATGAGGATTGATCAAAACGGCCATATCAAAACTTACAGCACGGGTAACGGGCATACGGTAAACGTTTCTGCCGGCGGTGGAACTAGCACTTTTATTTATGCTGGCAACAGATCGTCAACTGATGTTCAAGGAAGCGGTGGCACAACGGTTTACTATGTTTACTCAAACGGAAACGTTCAAAATACAAACGGCAGTTACACCACACTTTCTGATGCCAAATTAAAAGAAAACATTGTTGACGCCCACTCGCAGTGGAATGATCTGAAAGCAATCCAAATTCGTAACTGGAACTTTAAGAACGAGACCGGTTACGAAACACATCGTCAAATTGGACCCGTTGCACAGGAGTTGGAGCAAGTATGCCCTGGTCTTGTCTTTGAGACACAGGACCGTGATGCAGATGGTAACGAGACCGGAGAAGTCACCAAGGGTGTTAATCAATCCGTTCTTTATATGAAGGCTGTCAAGGCGTTACAAGAAGCAATGGAACGCATCGAGCAACTGGAAGCAAGCAACGCTGATCTGCTGGCCAGAGTAACAGCTCTTGAGTCATAACAACTTTACTCACTAATTTGCCCTGAATAAATATAACAGAAGAAAATCTATGACAATAAGATGCCTCTCTCAAGACTAGAGAACTTTCTCAAAAATATTCAGGGCAATGTCATTTACGTTGATCCGAATGAGCTAGATGCAACGGATAGTATTGAAAACCAAGGTAACTCACAAACGAGACCTTTCAAAACTATTCAGAGAGCTCTTATTGAAGCCGCAAGGTTTTCGTATGTAGCAGGTCAAAGAAATGATAAGTTTGATCAAACCACGATCATTCTTGCCGCTGGTACTCACTACGTAGACAATAGACCTGGTTGGATTCCTTATGCATCGGGTACTAATGCAAGATATTATACTCGATTTGGTTCAAGTAACCTTATTCTAAGCCCATATGGCTTAAGTAGTAATTTTGATTTAACATCATCCGATAACGAACTGTATAAGTTAAACAGTGTTCGTGGTGGTGTAATTATTCCAAGAGGAACATCAATCGTTGGTAAGGATCTTCGTAAGACCAAGATCTATCCAAAGTATGTTCCAGATCCAGAAAACAACAATATTGAGTCTTCAGCTATCTTTAGACTGACCGGTGCGTGTTATATTTCTCAGTTTACAATCTTTGATGGTAATCCTTCTGGTAACGTTTATAAGGACTACACATCAAACACTTATGCACCTAACTTCTCCCACCATAAACTGACTTGTTTTGAGTATGTTGATGGTGCAAATGATGTTGTCATTAATGACAACTTCTTGAACATCAGTTCAACATTCACTGACCTTGATATGTATTATCAAAAGGTTGGGGATGTTTATGACTCTGGAACTGGAAGACCGATTGAACCTGATTTCCCATCAGGATCGGTTGATTTCCAAACAAGAGTTGAAGAGTATCGAATCGTTGGTTCAAAAGGTGAACAGGTTGGTATTTCATCAATCAAATCTGGTGACGGTGCAACTGCATCGACAACCATCACAGTTGATTTAGAATCTGCATTGGTTGATCTTTCGATTGACACTCCAGTTCGTATTTCTGGTGTCAGCACTTCTGGATACAATGGCATTCACGTTGTATCGGAAGTTGTATCCACCACACAATTCAAGTACGTTGTACCTTCTGCTCCCAATAATCCACTTCCAACATTAACAAGTGCAGACGTTAATATTGAAGTTGATACGATTAACTCTGCATCTCCATATCTGTTTAATCTTTCCAAGAGATCCGTATTTGGTCTGAATGGTATTCACTTAGATGGATCAAAAGTCACTGGATTCAAGAGTGGTCTGGTTGCACAATTCACTGGTAATGCACTGCAGAAAGATGATAAGGCGTTCGTAAGATACAACACCACATCTGGTCAGTATGATGATTATACGGCTGTTAACAATCTTCACTTAGATCCAGAAGCTGTTTACAAACCTGGATACAAATCCACTCATATTAAAGTGTCGAATGATTCAATCATTCAGGCTGTTTCAGTATTTGCAATCGGTCATAACAATCAATACGTTGCTGAGAGTGGTGGAGAACTGTCTCTCGCTAACTGCAATGCAAACTTTGGTGAAAATGCTCTGTTGTCTGAAGGTTTCAAACAAGCCGCATTAGGCCCAGACAATGCAGCGTATATCACTCACATCATTCCACCAAAGGAAATTGTTGATGGAGAGACAAATGTTGATTACTTGTCCATCGATGTAGACAAGACCATTGGTATTGGTACAG